TCCAAGTGCTTTTGCCCATACTCTCCAAAGTGATTTATTCTTCTTCTTTTTACTCATATTCGATCATTAAAAAAGGACTCATTCAGAGTCCCTATTACATTAATATTTAGTTTTTATATCAATCAAGACCCATTGCAGCATAATGTTCGGGGAATGCTTCAGCAGTGACTTCAATATCATTTTGCTGAAGCCATACTGCTTCTTTGATTAACTGAATCCGTTGAGATGCTGCACGACGACGAACCTCATTACGTGCTGCTTCACGAAACTCACCAGCACCAAGAGGAACACTGAAACCAGCAGTTACACCAGTAGCATTACGACTTGTACCACTCCCATATCCAGCATTGTCATCATTGGAATAGAAAGCACCAACTTGGAAACCAGGCAAAGGAACTACAATATCACCAATACCACCACTACCAGCATTCCCAACAGGAAGAGGTGCTACTGCTGCTTCTGGAAGTTCAACATAGGTGTTGGTGCTACGGTTTGAAGCATCAACAAATGTTCCTTGAGAGTTTCCGTTATTAGCAGAGGTTTGAGACTGACTGGAGGAAGCTTGTTGAGATTGATCTTGTCCTTGGTCAGAGGTAGCTTGTTGTGCTTGACCTTGGAGTTGACCTTGACCCTGCAACTGTCCTTGACCTTGAAGTTGACCTTGACTATTGCTGTTGGTATTATCAGCACTATTACGATTACGATTGCTGTTGTCAGCAGTGTTGCTATTAAAGTTGTCGTTCTTATTGCGATTTCGATTGATATTATCGCTGCTATTATCAATGGAGTTACGATTGGTATTTTCTACTTTATTGCGATTAGTATTTTCTACATCGTTACCATTTTTAATGGTTTGACCAGATGCAAAAACAGGAGTGGTTAGAGTTCCGAGGATTGCAAGAGTAGACAAAAATACTTTGGTTTTCATTTAATTTTTTGAGAGGTGTCTGAAATTGTGTTCGAATTCATTATAAGGCATTACGGGTGAGGTGTCAAGTGCTTTCCACAAAAAAAGGACTCCCCAAGAGTCCTTAATATATTAATATTTAAATAAGACCATATGCATTATTCCCTAAGAACCTCCCGACATATACGTTTACATGATGACTGATTATCATCACACTCAATTAGACAATTATAATAATCATTAATTAGATCTGATTCCTCTATGCTCCTATCTAGGGTTTTACCAAATCTTTTAAAACTTTCTTTCCATCCTGCTAATTGATTATAGGATATAAGATTATGCACAGTAACCTCCACAAATAAATTTACTCATAATAAAAATCGACTTAGTTACACTTTTCTCAACTCTCCAATTCTACCACTATATAGATGATTTGTGTGTAAATCAATACAATTAGGAAACAAAAATTTATGCCTACGAGTTTATACTTACACATAAAAAAAGATTGAGATGGATGTGCCAAAGAACATTGTAACGATTACTAGGGTTACGCTTACCCTCACGCTGGAAGTGGAATAGAGTTTTACCATTTAATTTGAGGTGAATGCCACCACTCAAGAACTTCCACTCTGCCTGTTCAATCTTATCAAGGATCTCTTGATAGGTCAACTCATACTCTTGAGTTGGCATGTGATTGTACACCACATGCGTGATATCAAACCCATTTCTGATAATAAGATCAACAATAGCACTCTTGTTAGTATCAAGAAACTGTTTGAATGCCTCAGTATATTGAGTTTCAATTTGTTTAATAGTGCGTCGATCCTTACCGTTATAATTATAGTCTTTGTTACCGCAGAAATGTTTAACAAACTCAGCAGAATCTCCTGTGATGTTGAGAACCTCCATGAAATGCTTTTGTGTAGTCAGATGCACCTGGGTGCTACTACCACTAGCATTCTTGATACTGACACGCTTATTAGCATCTTGTCCGTCAATCTTAGTGCGTGATCCACCAATCTGCTCAAGACCATGAGCATCACACACTAGTTTCTCTTTGATGACAGAATATTCTTCACGAATCTTATAACCTTGTTCAGCAGTGAGTTGCATAGATCGTTTTATTTGTAGTACTATTATAACAATTAAAAAAGGAGCATTGCCGCTCCTTGTGTCACTTATTCAACTGTCAGGGAGTTTTCTTCTTTTTAAGACTGTTAAAGTAGTCTCTCAACTCAATAACATCCCTTTTCCATTGCTTTAGTTGTTCTCCAGTTAATCCATACATTAAGACCATTGTATCTTCATCTGGATGCATGAATCTTCCCTCACCTTTACCATCTCTTCCAGAGTTTTTAATCGCAGAAGAAAGAGTTTCTGGTCCAATAACATAACAAGCACCAGCAGCACCATGCTCATTAGTCATCATCTCATTATATTTCAAGATGACTTTATATAGTGCCCATCGTGGTGCATCAAATGAACTTGATGTTTCAACAAGTTTCTTCTGATTGAACTGTTTTGCTAATTCAGTTACACACCACTCATAAAACTTTTCTGCTTTTTTACCAGTCAATCCTTCGGAGATGAACCTATCAATAAAACAAATAGATCTAAAAGCAGTTCCATGAAGATTTAATAGTTTTTTGGTAGTATCTTTCTTACCATAAATTTTCTTCCATAATTCATATCCACCTTGAATTTGCATCAAACCAGCGGTGTTTTGTGGATAATCTGCAGTGATTGTGTAATTAAATTGGTTGAATGTTTCTACACTTCTTGCATCAGAAGATTCAGAACCAAAGTTATCATATTGCACGTTGATGCCTTCCATCACACTTCGCACATGAGTCGCAGTCTCGTCATTTTCATAGACTGCGGCACGATAAATGTCAACCAGATTGAGTTTCTTACGAAGTGTGTTAAGTGCCTTGAAAAGTTTTGCTTCTTTTACTTCAACTTCTTGCAAAGTTGAATCTTCATTGTGCTCAAGAATCATTACATTGACACCGCCATGCTCTTTTTCTTGTTCTTCAGTTAGAAGTTTCGTGCCATTGTAATATAGAAGTAGTTTGTGCTGCCCATCAATAATGTGATCTCCTCCAAGTTCTTCACCTAAATGTTCAGGTCTCCTTGAAATAATGGGAGGAATCAGCAACTCCATATCAACCAAACCGTATGATTGTAGCTGATTACTAGAAAGCATCCTCTGATACTTACCTACTAATGCATTTGCAATTATAATTCTAAACCAAATTTCAGGTTTCAGTAATTTTCCTGAAATTCCATAAACTACCTTATATAAAACTTCTTTCGACAGTTCGGCAATAGTTTTTGATTTCTTTTTAACATGAGAATTTTTACCAAACCCCATGGGTTGTTCTTCGTATGACATGTAATATCGGGACAACTAAGTTCCCGTAGATTGAATATTGAATTGAGTAAAACTCTAAGGACGATTAAGTTCCAATGAGTTGATTTATTTAGACAAAAAATGAACTTAAACCTTCATTTATTCTGTCTTCAGTGATTTTAGCATACTTTTCGTCAATGTCAAATCCAATCCATTTTCTTTTAAGATTTTGTGACACGACAGCAGTTGTACCTGAACCCATAAAAGGATCAAGAACTAAGTCTCCTTCCTGTGTAGTGAGTTTAATACAATTCTCCACAAGTTTTTCGGGAAAAGGTGCTGGATGTTGTTTCTGTCGATCAGGATTAATAACCCACACTTCACTACGATATTCAGGATCAACAGCATCACGAAATACTTTTGGTTTCTTTTTACATAACCAATAGATATGTTCTGTACAAGGAACTAATACATCATTACGAATGTTAGGTGAGTTACGACGATCCCAAATGATAAGTTGATACAACTCAGCAGTGCTGTGTCGAATAAAATCTGTTGGTAGATAACAACGATTCTTATGTCGTCGTGGTTTATGATTGAAGAAGATAGAACCGTCAGGTTTAATTACACGATGGCATTCATTTAAAAGTGCTACCATCCATGCCTGATACTCTTGCTCTGGCATGTCATCACCATAAGTATTATAATCAATATTAAACTTTCCCCAGATTTGATTTCCCTGCTTTACTTTTCCAAGTAATCCTTTCTTATTATATGGTGGAGATGTGACAATACAATCAACTGAATCCGATTCAATGTCTTTAAGTCCTTCTAGACAGTCTTTTTTTATCAGCATAATATCAGTTCTCTTGTAGATATTCTATCATACTTTGGAGAGTTTGGGTGTTGTCTCCTACCAGACCCAGTGCACGATTGCAGTTACTACAGAGTAGTCCACGAACTTTTCCAGTCTTATGGTCGTGGTCCACATAAAGGTTATTACTATCCTTTCTACCATTAGTATTTGGATTAAAACAAATAGCACATACTTCATTCTGTTCTCGTAAAATGTTTTTATATTGCTCTAATCCAAAATCTTCACCGTAGGTATATTTCAACATATAGTCCTTTTTATTATCATAGGAAGGTTTTTTGTCTTTATAATCTTTACTATAACATTCCTTACATCTTTTATGGCCTTTGTAATAATCAGAAATCAGTTTTTCTACACCACATTTATTGCAAGTAATATGAGTTTTACTCGCCCAGTTTTCAGAATAATTTTTTGTTTCACATCTCATACACCTTCTACGACCTTCTCTAAAATCAGAAGTAGGAAGTTCTTTGGTGCAGGTTCTACAAATCTTCGTGGTTCTCATTATGGTGTTTAATCTTTTAACTATTTATAAAATCTTAAACTCCATTATAGCATAAAAAAAGAGACCCGTAAAGGGTCTCTGATTTTATTAACCAATAGAAGGGGCAGTAAGAGCAACAGGAGTTGCTTCAACGGCTGCCAAATCCAAAGGATAGTTGTGGGCATTCCTTTCATGGAGTACCTCAAAACCAAGATTTGCTCGGTTAAGAATGTCCGCCCAAGTGTTCAACACACGACCTTGATGGTCAAGGATTGATTGGTTAAAGTTGAAACCATTGCACTGAACCCTTAAATTTACCATCTTTAAGGAGTGGACTATATCTTCATCCCAGAAGGATGTTGGGCGCTAGTGTCGTATTACATTCCACGCTTGGAAAACCGACTAGTCTCTGAACCTTTCCAAGAAGCGTCTTGGACTTGGCTGCTGATTACCCATTTAGGAGGGCTTCCAGCAATTCACCCAAAGTTTACCGTCAAATTGCTAGGACGGGACCCCAATTGAGGTTGAATGCCATCGTGGATACACCAAGAGCAGTGAACCAGATGCCAACAACGGGCCATGCAGCAAGGAAGAAGTGCAAGGAACGTGAGTTGTTGAATGAAGCATATTGGAAGATCAAACGACCGAAGTAGCCATGTGCTGCGACGATGTTGTATGTTTCTTCTTCTTGACCGAACTTATAACCATAGTTCTGTGACTCAGTTTCAGTCGTCTCACGAACGAGTGAAGATGTAACCAGACTTCCATGCATAGCAGAGAAAAGAGATCCACCGAATACCCCAGCAACACCGAGCATATGGAACGGGTGCATAAGGATGTTGTGTTCTGCCTGGAATACAAGCATGTAGTTAAAAGTACCAGAAATACCAAGAGGCATAGCATCGGAGAAAGAACCTTGACCGAAAGGATAGACGAGGAATACTGCACTCGCAGCAGCGACTGGAGCAGAATATGCTACACAGATCCATGGACGCATACCTAAACGATATGAGAGTTCCCATTCACGTCCCATATAAGCATAGATGCCGATAAGGAAGTGAAAGACTACCAATTGGAAAGGACCACCGTTATACAACCACTCATCGAGTGATGCTGCTTCCCAGATTGGGTAGAAGTGGAGACCGATTGCGTTTGAACTTGGGACAACTGCACCAGAAATGATGTTGTTGCCATACATGAGTGAACCTGCTACGGGTTCACGAATACCGTCAATATCGACGGGTGGTGCTGCGATGAATGCAACGATGAAGCAAGTAGTTGCTGCCAACAGTGTTGGGATCATCAGTACACCGAACCAACCAACATATAAACGATTGTTAGTTGATGTCACCCACTCACAGAAATTCTGCCATGGAGATGTAGATTGTTGCCTTGAAAGAGTTGTTGCCATTGTTTTGAACGAAAAAGTAAGACCATCAGGGAATGGTGGAGTTACTATTTCCTAGACACCCTAAGTCTAGGATATGAAAGACGTGTTTAGACACCCTAGAGGTCTTGGTTTGAGGGGTGTTAAGAACAGTTAAGAAATGTGTTGATTTCTTAACTTGCTGACTTATTTAGTATACTACGGTTTCCCATCTCTGTCAACCCCCCCGTGTTGGGAGTGTTTTGAGGTGGTTTCCCGAAGACCCGTCTATCATACAGGTCTTTAAAAGTTCCGTCAAGCCCTAGTATCGATACTCTTGAATCCGATCCAACACCTTATTGAGATACTTGTGTGCCAAATCCTTTTCTTTCTGCCAAACTGATTTCGATTCTGTATCAACTTCATTCTTAAGTTTAAGAACATGGCATATCAGTTCATCCTTATTCAATTGATTCTTTGGCATATAATAAAAAAAGACTCTACTCAGTATATAGAGTAAAGTCTTTTTTGTCTGTTATTGAATTGGGTTTTGTGCTGGTATCAACATACCACCATCAAAATGGTCATCATCATCAATGTCTTCTGCAAATACGGAATGAATTATAAAAGCACCCAACATAAAGGTTGCTAATAACATCATTTTACCATACTCCAGGGATTAGGTCGCCGGTAAGGGCATATGATCCCATTGCGGCAATGACTCCGATCATTGCTGCCCAACCATTAATACGTTCTGCTCTTTCGTTCATTTGTTTTCTCCTGTGTTTTGTTGTAAATAATGACTCTACCATTTTCATGAGTGAATACTAATTCATCATCATGTGCCCAGCAGAGTTCTTCGTATAGGGCATTTAGTCTCTCCATATCATCATAGAGTTGATTTGGATTAAACATTCTTTACTGGTTCATATGGATGTTGAGGTTTGTGCTCTCTATCCATAGGTTTAGAAGACTCAAAAGGATCTCTTGAGAGATTTTTGATAACAATAAATGCCTCTTTGTTACACTTACGAGTTCCAATAGGTGATTGCCATTTCTTGTTATACACTTCACCTACATCAATACCAGAAACTTGAGTTCCTGCCATTTCAACTACAATATCATCACCTTCTTCCCACCCATATTTTTGGGCAAGAGAAGCAACTTGTTCATAAACAGATGGAGTGTCCATTACTCGATCTTCTGGTTCAAGACTTCCGTGCATCAGTAGAGGTTTTCTTCTTGTTCAGTTTCAAGTATAACATCAGAAGTTGGATATGCAACACAAGTGAGTACAAATCCCTCTTCAATTTGATCATCATCCAAGAATGATTGATCACTTTGATCTACTGTACCCGATACAATCTTACCTGCACAAGAAGAGCAAGCACCGGCACGGCAAGAGTAGTTTAAATCAACTCCACCTTCCTCTGCTGCATCAAGGATGTATTGATCATCTTCGCAAGTGACAGTGGTTTCAGCACCATCTGGAGTGCGGAGAGTAATATTAAAAGACATTAGTAAGTTTCAGATAATTTTTCGATGGAATATGCCAACAATACGAAGAAGGCAATACTGGTCATTGTAAACAAGATTTGATACATTGTCAAGTGCTCAGAAACCGAAAAGTCCAAAAAAGAACACACTACCAGTCGTGGCATAAGAAATCAGGGCAGCAGCAAATCCAATCATTGCCGTGCGACCATTGAGTTTCTCTGCACGTTCTGCATGTGTCTCAAGACCATATGCCTCAGTATAAGAGGGATCAACAAACATGCGGGGTTCGGTAGCCCACATGTTTGTGCGTCCACCGTCTTCGGTTGTTACAGTCATTTGAGTTTTGTTAAGAAACATTACAATATTATATAGGAAACATAAAGTCTTGTCAACCTTTTATTGGGTATTTGGAGAATGTTCACTAATTCTATTCAGGTATGGATCATATGTCATAAATTGGTCCAAAGACATTTCACATCCATTAGTTTTCCAAAAATTTTCCAAGGCATTATAACTTCCTCTATGGTAAATGTCAATATGTTCTGGATGAATAGCAGATCCTAAATCAAGACGATATAAGAAAATAGGAATTGAATATGTGACTCCAGATCCAAAAACAGTATCTTCAGAAACTGCACGAGGTTTGATACCATTATCCAATTTAAATTTATCACCACGCACATGGTTCTTGACAATTTTAGATGCATGATGTCTTGTAATCAAATATGCCGCAGCAGAAAAATCATTAATAAAATAATGATGAAGACAAACATGAATATTTCCAGTACAAATAGTAGTCAATTGAACACAGTCCCAATTGTATGGAAGTTTTGCTACAAAATCTTTCCAGGAAAAATTCCAATATTTTGCAATATCTAAAACAACATCATCCTCAAAGATGAGGCAATATTCATCATCAGTTTCTTGATAAAAATGTTTAATTGCTTTCAAATGAGACAAACAACATCCCAATTCATTTGTTGATACCTTATCTGGGGCAATTCCTGTAATATGCTCACACACATCATCAGTCCTTCCATCATATCCAGAAATACGAGTATGATTTTTAATCTGCCAGTACTCAAACTGTTCCTCCATATACTCACGACGATGAGCATCTGCATCCAGATTTAACCAGTAAATTGGAGGAAGTCCTTTAATTTTGAAAACCGATTTATTTTTATCCATTTTTTTTCAGTTCTTCTATTTTTGCAAAAATATAAATTATATCCTCTTGAAGTTTATTAATTTTTTCATCATGTGATTTTATCCAATCATAATAATATCCATCATCCAAAATATCTTCATTCTGCTGATTGAGACTATATCTTTCTACAGCCCACTGTGGTGGAGAAATCGTTTTCCATGGATATGAAATGTATTCCAATTCTGCAAATATCTCCCATAATTTTATTTGAATACTCTCAATAAATTTAACTATCATATTTTTATACCATCAGAAGTATAAATTGGTTTATCATTTTCATTATATCCTTGACCAATAAAGTTGTCAACATCTCTAGATTCTTTCATCCATTCAACTTCTTTGAATCCATGGATCATAGAATTTTTTTCCGCTAATGTCCATATTTCTTTTGCCAGAAAAATTTGATCTGATGTATAAAAATGTTTATTTGAATATTGATTCATTTTGTCTAAAAACGATTCATCTAAACATCCACGCATACCCCACATACCAGCAAGAATTGGCCAATCATAATGTCGTTCGTGATCCCTTATAATTGAAAACTTTTTACCACTCTCAATCCACTCATTTACACAACGCACTTCTCTTTCCGAAATTCTAGAATCACTATCTCTGGAAATAGTGATATTATCATCACTTTCAAACATTGAGTAAAATCTCCAGAAGGCACCAAATATTCCTTTAGAATTGACCTCTGCAACTTCAACATTATCCATATCATACAATTGTTTTTGATACTCAATTGGAACTGTATAATCTACAAATATTCTACACTTCCAATCTGGCAAAAGTTTCTTTGCTATATTAGCATTCTTAATAGCACCAATACAATACTGAGGGTTGTTTCCCCATACACTTATTGAAATAATTTTATTCATTGAAAATAGTTTTGAAGTTTTTCTCTATCTCCTTTGATGTATGAAATAACTTGTTTCATATCATCATCTAATCGATTCCAAAGAATACCCATCTCATTTGCAGCAACTTCTTTATTATAGTTTGTTCCAGGAGGATGATCTACTGTATGATTATAATCTCTTATTACAGGTCTTCCCCTAAGAAAAGATAATCCGCAAATAGAAATGTCAATACCCCATCCCATTTTTTGATCACTCATATCAATGTTTCGATTTTTAAAATCGTCAATAACATCTTTATGTATGAACCAACAAGTGCAGTCAGGATCAGAAACCATCTTAATATTCAAATGTGATGATTTTAGTGATTCAATATCAGTATTTTGAGAAGTATACCATGTGTAATCTACATTAGGAGCATACACTCCCCACTCATACTCATCATAGTATTTCTTGGCATCCCCTATAAGAGATTCAAAGTCATCATAACTTGCATCCGCTTGAATGTGAAACATCACATCACCATCAAAGACTTCTACTGCCTTCAAAAACTGGTCAGTAAAATAATAGTCATCCCCAACATTAATCCACTCAGGTTTTTCGTTGGTATCATCACTATTGATGACAATAACCTTATCAAAAATTTTTTTCAGTTGCTCTTCTTTTTGGCAGGTCTTTTCGAACTGCCCTTTCCAGTTAAAAATAAATGGTTGAATATTCATCGCAGGTCCTCCTTATTCACCCAAACTTCATTAGCAGCCACTTTATCAGCAAAGACAAAATTTTTCTCAATCAAGAGTTTTCTAATCTTATCATTTCTTTCTGGGTCATACTTTGTCATCTCAATCAGTATAAGTCTGACATGAATCTCCCAGTCAAAAGTATTCAATACAGATAACTCACCACCCTCAACGTCAATAGAAAATAGATCCACCTTTGTGATTGGTACATCTTTCAAGAGACTTTTAATTGGTTTTGACTTGACAATATACTTGTCTTTATCCGACCAATGGTGATCTTTTTTATACCACTCAGTCATATCCAAATCAATTCCACCTACTGCATAATGACCAGTGAAAACAACATCACCATCTACTTCAGAGATAGCATAGTTAAAGTTATAACACTTAGGTCTATTCTGTTCTAATTGTTTAAACATTTGAACTTGAGGTTCAATAAGTACCCCATTCCATCCAAGTTGCTTTTCATAGAAAAGAGTATTACTATAAGTAACTCCATCCATTGCACCCAACTCAATAAAAAACCCATTTTTAGTTTCATCATCTTTGAAGTATTTTTCATAGAGAAACTTGTCTTCACCACACTGACTATAATACATTTTTTTACTTAATAAATTTACCAATATGCATTGCCACCTTCAAATGACTCAAAGAATTTTAAGTTCAATGGAAGGTCTCCATCAACTGGATATATCCAACTGTCATTAAATACTTCGCAGTGTTTAGCATTATTCTTCGACCAACGTTTACCTTTTACTCCAAAGAATAGTTGAGTTGCTCCACAAGTTGTTATCACAGACTTATTCTTATTCTTTATATAAGAAGATAAGATTGGTGCATATGCACCAGCACCAACTAATGCAACATCAAAATCAACATTATCTATCATACCACAAATCATCTCAGATGACTCTATCCAATTCTCCATTTTCTTGTCATTGTAATAGATTTCTCCACCACATATACTTGGTGGTAATGGAGATCTTATAACCTCAACCAAATCGAATGGACATATTTTTTCCAGATTATCCCCCCAAATATCATCAATAATATTCCACTGCTTCTCAATGCTAGACACACTAGAATTAATAACTAATACTTTTTTACCTTTAAGATACTTTGTCCATGGATCATCATAATCTATGAGGTATATTGGGTCTAAAAATCTACATTCAATAAAACCAATCTTATCAGTTAAATACTTCTCCCGAAAATGTGGAGAAAATGTTTTAGAAGATACTCCAGGTTGACCTATTGCATCAGCAGTATCTAAAGATATATCAATCTTGGGATAGTATTGATTTCTACAGAACTCTTCAGTATGGGGGAATATGCCCGCAGTATTAGTATAATGAATCCATCTGTCTGGTATTCTTTCACCCCTCAAAACATTATTTATTATTTCGTATTCAGTGTGTCCAAGTCTCACACAGGAAAAAGATTGATTAGATTTCAGTTTACTAGAAATCCAATCACTCATTTCATATTGATTAAAATCTTTCATTTCACCACTTCCCAATCAGAGAAAAAGTTTGAGGATAAATCATAACCACTTCTATTATACAAAACTTTCTTGGAGTTTTTTGATGCAACAAACTTGGATAATAGTGAAAAAGAACTATCAATCAAATATACACCTTTTGCATTTTTGATAATATTTGTGTAATCAAATAGAGGAAGATTTAAAAATTTTTCTGCTAACTGATACCTAGGATCTTCTTCACTATATACATTTTTGGAAGGACTGACTATAAAAAGATTATCTTTAATTGACTCTAAAATTTCTTCAGTAATATCTTTTGTAGATGATGTCCCAGCAATAAAGTTATAATCAACATCATCTAAAAGATCTAAGTATCTTTTATCTTCAAGGATTTTACTAGGAAGATTAAATTCTTCTCCATAAACAGAATAATCTAAATCAAAATCATCGTAAAAATTATCAGGAAGATTTGTAAAATCTGATCGTTCTTTTTTATATAAACCAGAACTAATCAAATCTAAATTACTTCCAAGTTCATTTAAATAGAAGTTAATCTGTTGCAACTCTAAAGTCGAATCATTATCAATAGTTATAATGTTTAAATTAGGAACATCATCATATAAAGAGAAAACGTTTTTTGAATTTTTTTCTTTCGAAAAAATATAAACCTCATCATATTTTTTACAATAATGTCTAACCGCAGGACTAATTCCAATCATATCACCCATGCCTAAATGAGAAAGAACAACTGCTTCATTCATTCGATTTAATTCACCAATCATTTTATTCAAATTTATATAGTCAGGATAGTTCCCGCAATATTTTTTAAGTCCCTTAGGTATTGATGGGTGCATATTAGGATACCCAAAAATTTCATCAGATTTTATTTCTGTCTTAAAATCTTCAAACTTATTCCAAACATTTTTAGACCATTTTTCATATAGTGGAATATTATTAGAACTTCCTGTTGGTGGTTTTGTATAGTGATTAATTTTATTCTTTACCCTATTTTCACCTACCCATGCAAAATGATAGCATGACTCATCTTCTACTTTGTAAGTATTTAAATACTCTGAGGAAATAGTACAATGTCCATAAACATTTCCTGGTTTATGTCTTGCTATTCTAGAATAAAACTTCCATCTGTCTGATTGTCCATCAACAATAATTGTTTCTTGATCCTTCAAAAAAACATAGTGATCCAATTCAATAGAGTTTACTTCCAAGTTTTTTTCAAAAATATCATCAACTTTTTGAAGCAATGACCTATGAAAAAATTCATCTAAATCAAAACACCAAAAAGAGTCAATATCGTCCCAAACATAAGATGATCCAACTGCAAACATTTTTTGTTTTTCAATAGACCCATCTCCCTTAAAATTAGTAACGTCAGACAGACCTTTTTTTTCAATCAGAGTAATTTTATTGTCTGGATCTGGATAATACTTTATAAATTCATGAGATCCATCCTTAGAAAAATGAGGATTTGGAGTTCCTACATTTAAATCATAAAAAATTAACTGATCAAAATTATCATATAAAAAATTTATTTTTTGTTTTAAAAATGGAAGTTCATTATAAAGAATACTAAAGTGACACTTTCTCATTATTTTTTAGTAAAAATACAAAATCCTTTTCCTTGATTATTCCACCGATCTTTCTCCACCAAAGAAGAATTTTCATAATAAAAATCATCACATGCTGATGTAACTTCTGGAATATTGCATCCATTTGGAGGTCCAGACATATAATCATCAATTAATATAATCGATCCAGTTTTCATATGTGGAAGAATTAATTCAAGATCTCTAAGACAACCACTATAAGTATGATCTCCATCTACTAAGCAATAATCAATACCCTCAGGATAATTTTCCTTAAAAAATTCATCAGTTAATGCAGACTTTGAATCAGATTCAAATCCAGAAAAAACTGGAAATTTTTTTTCCAAAATTTCTAACATTTGTCTACTAATAGATCTATAATCAAAATTAATATCAATAGATATCATTTTTTTAAGATTTTTGCAGTTGTTAAGAACAGATAATGCAGATCTTCCTGTTGCAAATCCGGTCTCCAAAACATATTCAATTTTTTTACCAGACAATAAATCTTTTACAAAATTATATTGATCAATATTTAAATGTCCTTCTTCGGGCCAAAATTTAGGATTAGTCATAGTTCATAGTTCTCAATAAGTTTTATGTTTTCTTTGAATAAATTTTCCAGAATCTAAATCTTCGCCAGATAAAGATGATTTAACAATTTCTATAAGTTTTTCATCAACTTCATCAATTAGTTGATTTCTTTGGGCATTAAGGTCACAGCATTTTTTCAAACACTTCCAAAGATTTTCAGCACCTTCTTCAGTATCAAAATACTTTGCTTTATATTCTTCAAAAGTCATTCTACGAATTTCATAGAGCAACTCTTGGTTATTCCACATCTTTAAATCAACAGTAGTAAGTTTGTCTATTAAAGATCCAAATGTATCAGCCATGATTAATTAAATTTACAGTAAAAAATTTTTTCGGTTTGTTTATAAATCTTGAAACCATTAGACAAATAAAGATTTATTGCTTTAAAGTTATCTTTATCTACTGTCAAATGTAGACTATGATTTTTTCTATTATATATAAGTGTCTTAAAAATTAGTTTTCCATATCCTCTTCCAACATAAGTATCAAAGACACACATACCTAACCACATTTTACCATCTTCGTAGTCTAAATGTCCATACCCAACTGGTTCTGGATTATTTAAAATAACATGATATAAGTGATTATCAAAACATCTTTCATCTCTAGAATAAAAATATCTAAACGTTCTTTTTAAATTTTCATTTTGATCTACAATTTCTTTTACAAAATCAAAAGAAAAATTTACTTCCTTTCTAATAGACATATAGAAGACTCTCCACCATCACCAAAAATATTTAATATTTCAAAAGTTGACATGCCAGGATATTCAACATCCCATTTACCATCAATAAAAAAATCATCAATTAACATATTTGAAATCTCAGTATATTTTTTACTATGTATTCTAATTCAGAATCTGTAAGATCCGGATAACTTGGAATATTAAATCCTCGTCTACTTATATCCTCAGATACTCTGTGAGATTGATACCTATGAGAATACATAGGCATAGTATGTACGGGATAGAACAAAGGTCTTGTATCTATACCCCTCTCAGTCAAATACTTTCTAAACTCATCTCTTTGTTCTTGATTGCAGTCAAGAATAATACTATTCATCCAATAACTATGAGTAGTATCTGGTTGCTCTTTGTGTGTTTTAATATGAGTTCCTTCAAAAGCAGAGTGATAGTAATCCGCAATCTTTCTTTTCTTTGCAATCAACTGATCAGATCTTTCAAGTTGTGCCTGACCAATAGAACATGCAATGTTAGTCATTCTATAGTTATAACCAACAACATCATGCCAATATTGTCGATGTTCTGCAAGACCTTGACCCTTTAAATGAAGTGCCCTTCGGTATAAAGTTTCATTGTCGGTAACAACCATACCACCTTCACCAGCAGTTATAGTCTTATTTCCAAAAAAACTATAAGTGGAAATATCTCCAAAAGATCCAACATGCGTTTCCCTATAATAACTACCAAAAGCTTCAGCACAATCCTCCACAAGAAATATATCATTCTCTTTTGCAATTTTACAAATTGAATTCATATCACAAGGTTGTCCATACAAATGAACAACCATAATTGCTTTTGTTTTAGAAGTTACTTTCTTTACAATATCTTCTGGATCTACTTGCCAAGTTTCTTCTATCGAATCAACAAAAACAGGAGTAGCACCACAATATACAATTGCATTTACAGATGCAATATATGTAAATGTAGGAACAATGACTTCATCTCCAGGTCCAATACCAAGAGAAAGAAGTGCCAAGTGTAAGGCAACTGTACCATTACAAACACTTGTTGCATATTCTACGCCAGTCTTTTTTGCAAAAGATTTTTCAAAAAAATTTACATATTTACCTTTAGAAGAAATCCAAGAGCTGTCCAAACAATCATTCACATATTTTTTTTCAAGATCAGTTATTGATGGTTTATATACTGGTATAAATTTATCCATTTTTCTCATACCACTCATAAGTTTTTTCAATTCCGTTTTTGAGAGAAATTCTTGGAGTCCATCCAAGAGACTTAATTTTAGTCACATCCAAGAGTTTTCTTGGAGTTCCATTTGGTTTAGAAGTATCCCATATTGTTTCACCAGGATATTTTACGATATCAGAAATTATATTCGAAAGTTCTTTAATAGTAACATCTTCACCAGTTCCAACATTAATAGGTTCAGGACTATCATAATATTTCATACATGTAAAGCAAGCTTCGGCAAGATCATCAACATGAAGAAACTCACGTTTTGAGGATCCATCACCCCAAAGTTGCACAGTTGGCCACCAAGGACCACCCATATCAATAGTATATCCTTCCGTGATTGCATAATGGTACTTTGCAATCATCGCAGGCAAAACATGAGATGTTTCTAAATCAAAGTTATCATTAGGACCATAGAGATTCGTAGGCATCAAAGAGATTGCATTGAATCCATACTGCTGATGATATGCCTGACACATCTTGATACCAGCGATCTTAGCAATAGCATAAGCATCATTAGTTGGTTCCAAAGGACCTGTCATCAGGTATTCTTCTTTGATTGGTTGTTCGCACATCTTTGGATAGATGCAGGAAGATCCAAGGAACAGAAGTTTTTTAACACCAAACTTAAGTGCGGTATGAATGATGTTCGACTGAATCATCAGATTATCATAGATGAAGTGTCCAGGATAATCTTTATTTGCACCAATACCACCAACCTTTGCAGCTGCAAGATAAACATATTCAGGTTCATTGATTTCAAAAAACCTCTCAACATCAACTTGACGACGAAGATCAAAATGTTTTGATGGTGTTGATAAGATATTCGTATACCCTTTCATATGAAGCATACGAACAATTGCAGATCCTACCAATCCAGTATTACCTGCAACATAAATTCGACTCTGACTATTCATGATTACACATATCCTCAACCAATTTTTTAAAAGAAATTTTAGGATTCCATCCCAGTTTTTCCTTTGCCTTAGTGGCATCACCTAATAAAGTTTCAACTTCAGCAGGTCGGAAATATTTAGAGTGAATTTTGATGACCTCTTTTCCAGTAAATATATCATATCCGATTTCATCCAATCCTTCACCTCTCCAGGTAATTTGCATTCCGAAATAGGGTGCTGATTCCTCAACAAACTTGCGAACTGAATATTGTTTACCAGTAGCAATCACAAAGTCTTCGGGTTCTTCTTGTTGAAGCATTAACCACATTGCTTCAACATAATCTTTAGCATGTCCCCAATCACGAAGTGCATCAAGATTTCCTAGATACAAACACTCTTGCTTTCCTTCAGAGATTGCTTTCAGACCGATTGTAATCTTACGAGTTACAAAAGTTTCACCACGTCTTGGAGATTCATGATTAAAAAGAATACCACTACAAGCATACATTCCATATGACTCACGATAGTTCTTTACTATCCAGTACCCGTAGAGTTTTGCAACACCATAAGGAGAACGTGGATAGAAAGGTGTAGTTTCAGTCTGTGGAGTTTCTTGTACCAGTCCATAAAGTTCACTGGTGGATGCTTGATAGATACGAACCCTATCTTCCATCTCAAGCAAACGGACTGCCTCAAGCACTCTCAGGGTGCCAATAGCATCTGTCTGACCCGTATACTCAGGCATCTCAAATGATACCTTTACATGACTTTGTGCTCCCAGATTATAAATTTCATCTGGTTGAACCTGCTGAATAACCCTAACCAAGTTCGTAGAGTCTGTCAAATCACCATAATGAAGTTTCAACTGATCATAAATGTGATCAATTCTATGTGTATTAATTAAAGAAGCACGACGCACAATACCATGAACTTCATATCCTTTTGTAAGGAGAAGTTCTGCTAAGTATGAACCATCTTGCCCTGTAATACCAGTGATTAAAGAAACTTTCATATACTATAGTATCATTATAATATTATACCAAAAAAGGAGAGTTTATGCAACTCTCCTTATAAGGTCTTGCCATGCACGCCACTTGCTCTTTGACCAGAAGCAAGAAACTGGACGGTAGTAACCCACCCGCACCAACGGCATTTGAGAGATGCCGTAAACTCATAAAAGGGTCATAATGACTCCACCAGGGTTTTTCAAGTCTCTCCATGACTACAATCAAACAACCTCAACAGAAATTTTTAGATCAGAATACAAACAGTCCATCATAATTTCATAATCATCAAGTGGATCACCAGAAAAAATTACTCCATTAGATTCATAATATTTACGAACCTTCTTAAATAATTTTGGACTTTTTACATCTAAGAAAATTTCACCTTTTGCAGCATTACGAAGGATATCTAAATCCTTGGTCTTGAATTTTTCAGTCAGTGCCATTGTCCGTTTTGATTACCTGTGTATTATAAGGTGTTGTGATTATGTAGTCAAGTAAAAGTAGGTTCCTATCGCCGCTGCTCCTGAACCTACCAAAGGGGAACACCGCAGTTGATTTCTCAACTCATATATTATACTACCTCTGATGCCCTCTGTCAAATGGTGCCCAATGCTGCCAGTTGTATTTGTGGACTGCCCACATTCCCATAATAGGGACGAAGATAAGACACCATGCCAAGAATCCACAACCCCATGGATTGTTTAATACTGTTCCGCAAAACCTAGCAAACTGTAACATTACTCTTGTAAAATTGAAAGGATAAAAAGAAATAAACCGAATAAAGAATAAAATACTATGAAGGTAATGACCATGTTTTCCATAGTTCTAAAAAGTAACGATCAACTTGATATAAATCTTTAGCAGGTGGAATTTTATTCATGTCTTCAGACCACTCTTCACATAATAATCTCATCTCATATGTAATTTTATTTGGTGTAAACATTCTACCAAATGAAGACATGGCAAACGCATACCTCATCTTAATGCGCTGTTCCATTTCCGTCATATTTGTCACTTTCATAGTAGACATTTTCACCTTTTCTGTGCCCGAAATAAATGGTGGTACATAGAAAGGGTATTGTTCCCCAGAGTAAGACATCTGCTAAAGTCATATTATATTTCCTGGTGATAGTGATTGGAAAATTTTAGAACAAGCATCAATAGCAACATGTGCTCCATATACCCCAGAGAAAATATATAAAATACCTAACTTAGAACAGTACAGTTCCAGTTCCTGACATTTTCTTATGTCTGTAGTACTATGATCAATAATAATATCACCCTCCTCAAGTAATGGTAGTAACTCATCAAGTGTGTCTTCTGCCTTTTGCTCTGGAAGAGTAATTTGAAAGATACCAGGAACTTTTCCGGCACTAGTGTATCTAAGACCATCAGATTTAACTGCTTGTACAAGATACTCTAAAGAAGTTACACATCCACTAATGTATCCTGCTTCATATTGTCCACAGGCATTCTCATAGTTAGTGCTACTATAACCCCAAACTTCAATTCCCTTTTCAATCATACGACGGGACATACCTTCACCAGTACGACCCAAACCAATCATTCCAACTTTCATAAAATTCTCCTACAATTTAATTTGTAACCATGGTAATAATGGTGGAATAACACCAATTAATCTGAGAAGGCCCTCAGCAAATAAACATAAGACAACCCACCCAACACACATGCTGATAATACCTGCGTTTCTATTGTGTCTCCGAATAGCATCGTTAATCATCTCCTGACACTCTTTTTGAGTGACATAATGTTCTGATTTTATTTCATCTATTCGATGTTCCATTATCTTGTTTAATCATTTTATCAATAGGATCTGGTGCTCCACCAACTATAGCACATGCTCTCTGATAAAAGAAATTATTGGTACTTCCAGATGACTCAAAAGTCTCTTTGACTTTCACCCAGTTATTATAGGTGTGCTCGTCCATGGTTTTTTAGATTGAAATACATATTAGCTATAATAGTTACTAATTCGTATCTGTCAACTTATTTTGATTTCCTAATATTAACGAATCTCAAAATTCATTTTACGAACTTTGCGTTGCTTTCTTTGTTCCTGCCATAAGATATCTTCCGTCGAAAGAACTCCTTTTTTATTTTTAGGTTGATAAGAGTTTAACATAACAATATTTGAAAAGTCAACTGCCGAAATCCTATCACCACGAATAGTTGCCATATTCGGACAACCACAAGAAACTGTCTTACTTGGATGTCCTTCCAATTCCTTTCCACAGGAACGACATCTAATCTTTATATTTTCCATTGTATAATTCTTTATACGTCTTCAGTTTTCAGTTATTTATCATCTAACATATACTCTACTGTATTGGCAACATCATTCATTGCATCTCGCAGTTCCTCACGTTGTCCGGCATGTTGTTCTACTTTCGTAACACCATTCTTAAATTCTTCACAGAGAGTCCATCTCCATTGACTCATACTCTTAGAGTACCAAAGATTAATTTTCATTTGCAGAAAAGTCGTCTACGCGACTATTTAGTTCTCCCATCTTACGAATCAATTGCATATGTTCATTTTCTATTACCTCAATACGACTCTGTAGTATCTCAATCATATCATAGATGTTATCACAGTCTGCAATTTTTTGTTCCGACTTTTTGATTTTCTTTTTCATAAAAAAGGGAGACGATAGTCTCCCACTATACTAATATTAATTGATACTGTCAACAGCAGCAAGTGCTTTCTGTCTCAAGTCTTCAGGCAGTGAAACATAACCAAGTCCATCAGACATTGATTGTGCTTTTTCACTCAACATATAACGAAGAGTTTCCTTCACACCAGTCTTAGACTCGGGGTACGCTAGAATCCAAGTAAGGGAGACAATAGGGTATGCATTGGCACCAGCAGGGTTAGCATCAGCACCACGAAGTTGGTCGTCCAGTACAATCATACTCAAACCAGCAGCAGATGTTTCAGCATTTGCTTTGACATAGTTACCTTCCTTGTTTTGTAAGGATACTTGTTGAAACTTACCACTACTCACATAACCATAGTTTAGATAACCAATAGCACCAGGAACTTGCTTCACTTGTGCGGCAACACCAGAGTTACCTTTACCACCAACACCAGCAGGCCACTTTACTGCCTTACCTGTGCCGACATTCTCTTTCCATTCAGGAGAGAATGCTGATAGTGAGTTAGTGAAACCTTTTGTGGTGCCACTACCATCAGAACGGAATACAGGAACGATAGTTTTACTCTCACATCCAAAGGTAGACCAGTTAGTAATCTTACCAAGATATACATCAGCAAGTTGTGTCTGTGTCATCTTGACTTCACAACCAGGATAGTTGTATGCAGGAACAATAGCACCACCAATCATAGGAATGTGAACCATTGGAATGTCCTGCTTCTCATCACTTACAGCACCATCACTGGCACCAAAATCAACTGTGCCAGCCATATACTGACGGACACCAGATCCACTACCAACTGCTTGATAGTTTACTTGATTGCCGGTTTCACCTGCCATAGTTTGAAACCATGCTTGATATAATGGTGCAGGGAATGTAGCACCTGCTGCATCAAGTCTGAATGTAGTGCTTTCTCCCGAACCACATGCCACCATCAATGGAGTGGCAGCAACAACTGCTGCAATTGCTTTGAGTTTCATAAATTTAATAACAATTTTTTAATCATAAAAAAGGGATCCTCGTCAGGATCCCCGAACATCTAGATGTCTATATGTCTATATCAGAAGGAATACTTCAGACCCAACTTAGTTCCATAACCACGGTCGATGTCAGAGTCACCTGAACCAACGAATGATACTTCACCATATGCACCCAGTGCATCAGTCAGTGCAAGACCGAGACCTGCCTTACCAGAAGGAACAGTGTCACTTTCAGCACCATCAGGGGAGACTACAGTAGCTCCTCCTTGAATGTAGTAGGAAGCAGATTCACCCAGTTCACCTTCATATCCAACGTGAAGGTCCGTGGCAGTACCGCCGTAGTCAGAACCAGTCCA